GAGGGCGAATTTATGAACGATAAAATTCAACAAAAAGACATCAATAATGCAGCATGGGCTGCTTGCGATACATTCCGAGGCGCTGTCGATCCAGCACAATATAAAGACTACATCTTGGTAATGCTGTTTGTGAAATATATTTCCGATGTATGGAATGACCACTACGAAGAATACAAAAAGCAGTATGGCGATGACGACACTCGCATTAGACGAAAGCTTGAGCGTGAACGTTTTCTACTTCCGATGGTTGAACTAACTGAAGAAGTTGAAGACCCAGCTACCAAGGAAAAGAAAACCGTCGTTACCGATAAGTTTTTGGCCAACTATTATTCCTTATTTGAGCGCAAGAACGAGCCGAATATTGGCGAACTAATCAACATTGTTTTAGAGCATATTGAAACAGCGAACAAGTCAAAACTAGAAGGCGTTTTCCGAAACATTGATTTCAATAGCGAATCGAATTTAGGGAAAACCAAAGATCGAAATCGTCGCCTTAAAACTTTACTTGATGACTTTAATAAGCCCGCTTTAGACATGCGGCCTTCCCGCGTTTCTGAAGACGTTATTGGTAATACTTACATTTACCTTATTGAGCGTTTTGGCTCAGATGCGGGCAAAAAAGCCGGTGAATTCTACACACCACACAAAGTATCCGAGTTAGTAGCAAGGTTAAGCGCCCCCAAAGCTGGCGCTCGTATATGCGACCCCGCTTGCGGATCTGCCGGGCTGCTCATTGAGGCTGCTCGACAAGTAGGTGATCGAAACTTTTCTCTCTACGGCATGGAAGTAAATGGCAGCACTTGGGCACTCGCCCGCATGAACATGTTTCTTCACGGTGCTGACTCAGCCCGTATCGAGTGGTGCAACACGCTAACCTCCCCCGCATTGGTCGAAAACGACCGGCTCATGAAGTTTGATAATGTAGTCGCTAACCCGCCATTTTCACTCGATAAATGGGGTGCCGATGACGTAGCAGAAGACCGATATAACCGCTACTGGCGTGGCTTACCACCAAAATCAAAAGCTGACTTTGCGTTTATTAGCCACATGGTCGAAGCAGCTGTTGAAAAAGAAGGCCGCATTGCCGTGGTGGTTCCTCATGGCGTGCTTTTCAGAGGTGCCGCTGAAGGCCGAATCCGCCAAAAGATGATCGAAGAAAACTTACTCGATGCAGTTATTGGCCTGCCAGGAAATCTATTCCCTAGCACTGGCATTCCTGTCGCCATCCTAATGTTTGATCGCTCTCGAGAAAAAGGCGGGGCCAATGAAAACCGTAAAGATGTTTTATTTATAGACGCCAGCGGTAAAGAGCATTACCAAGCGGGTAAAAACCAGAACATCTTGCTTGATGAGCACCTAGACAAAATCGTTGCAGCGGTTGCCGCACGTGAAGAAGTTGAAAAATACGCTCATGTAGCCTCATTTGAAGAGATCAAAGAAAACGACTTCAACCTGAATATTCCTCGCTATGTAGACACCTTTGAAGAAGAAGTCGAGATTGATATTACGGCCGTTCAAGCTGAAATCACCACACTTGAAACCGAGCTAGCCGATGTTCGCCAGAAAATGGCTGAGATGCTTAAGGATGTTACCTCAGCCAGCACAGCGGAGGTGGCAAAATGAGCAAAAAACAACCAATTAGTGCAGACCATTTTTCCCAGGTTGGGAAAATGGTCGAAATCGGCTCGAGCGCAGAAGAAGTTGGAAGGAGGCAGCCATGAAGATTGATTTGCTCAAGAAGTTAGGTCGAGTTAAGGCAGTCCCTACAAATTGGAAACTGACAACAATAGGTAATGTTTGCAAGATTAGAAATGATCTAAGGAAACCATTATCAACAGAAGATAGAGCAAAAATTCAAGGCCCCTATCCATATTATGGGCCAACAGGCGTTTTAGATTTTATTGACCATCACTTGGCTGAAGGAAAATTCGCATTAATTGGCGAAGATGGTGATCACTTTCTGAAACCCGAACAAAAAGCTCAGACGCTCCTAGTGAGCGGGAAGTTTAATGTAAATAACCATGCTCACATTATTGAAGGAACAAACGACTGTACCTCTGAATGGTTTTTTATTTACTTTCACCACAGAGATATAACCCATTTGATAAGCAGACAGGGTGCGAGCCGATACAAGCTCAATAAAGATACATTAACCAAACTTCCGATACTTGTGCCTCCAATGAGGCAACAACTTACGATTTACGAATTGCTTACAACTTGGGACAAAGCTATTGAAAAAACCGAAGCGTTAATTGCGTCTAAGAAAAAGCAGTTTGAGTGGCTAACGTTCAAACTAATTAATCGAGCCAACCATGAACGTTGCACCGCTTCAAAGTATATGACAGAAGTATCTACTCGAAACAAAAGTAATAATATTACTCGTGTCCTGAGTGTGACCAATCATAGTGGCTTTGTATTACCAGAAGATCAGTTTGAACGACGAGTTGCCAGCTCAAATGTCTCAAATTACAAAATTGTTGAGAATGGCCAATATGCCTACAACCCTTCACGTATCAATGTTGGCTCTATTGCCCGACTAGATGATTGGGATAACGGCATATTAAGCCCTATGTATGTTGTTTTCAAAATTGATGAAGCAAGAGTTTGCAGTGACTACTTTTTGCACTGGCTGAATTCAAGCGAAGCTCGCCAACGCATAAAAAACAGCGCGCAAGGTAGCGTACGAGAGACTGTGAGCTTTAAAGATTTGGGCGCGATAGACATTCCATTGCCAGCAATGAATATACAGAAAGACATAACCCATAAACTTAACACCGCTCAAAGTGAAATTGCTCTTCTCAAAAAGACACTAGAGCAATACCGCCTACAAAAACGTGGGTTGATGCAAAAATTGCTCACTGGCGAATGGCAGGTTAGTACTAAGGAACAAACTACTGAGGAAACACGTAAGGAGGTGAGCGCATGAGTACACCGCCCATAGACTACAATGTAGATGGTAAGCCTGAAAGCTTTGAGTTTAACGAAAAGTATCTTTCACAGATTCCGGCTTTGCAACAATTAATAAATTTAGGATATCGCTATTTAACCCCTGAGCAAGCGCTGGCTGAGCGCGGTGGCCGAACATCTAACGTCATCATGGAAGGTATTCTTCGCAAGCAACTCAAAAAGATAAACCGCATTAACTATAAAGGTGGGGAGTATCTTTTTAGCGAGGAAAACATCCAATCGGCCATCCAAAAACTTAAAAACTTCAAGTTTGACGGCCTCCAAAAAACCAATGAAGCGATCTACGACCTGATCACTTTGGGTTCCGCCATGGAGCAAACCATTGAGGGCGATTCAAAGAGTTTTACTCTGAACTATATCGATTGGAAAACACCTTCGAATAATAGTTTTCATGTGGCGGCTGAGTTTTCTGTAGAACGAGCACGCAGCACTGAAACCGTCCGGCCAGATATTATTTTATTTGTGAATGGGATCCCGTTTAGCGTGATTGAATGCAAGTCACCCAAAGTCGATGTTGAACAAGCCGTATCGCAAAATATCAGAAACCAAGGTGACGACTATATCCCTCGCCTATTCACCTTTGTTCAGCAAGTTATGGCGGTTAATAAAAACGCAGCGCAGTATGCCACAGCAGGCACACCTAAAAAGTTTTGGGGGGTATGGAAGGAACAAGAAGACAAAGAAGTCGATATTGATAAGGCGGTAAATACGGCGCTTAGCGATGATGTAAAAGCGCAACTATTTAGTGGCGAGTTTTCCACTGCCAGAACCTTTTTTGATGAGTTAGAAGCTGAGGGGAAGCGTTTAGTTACAGAACAAGACAAGTCTATCTATAGCCTATGCAGGCCAGAACGACTTCTCGATCTGGTTTACCGCTTTACACTTTTTGATGGGGGCATTAAAAAGGTCGCCCGCTATCAACAATATTTTGTCATTAAGGCCACGATAGCCCGAATCAAAAAGCTGGGAGCAAAAGAAGCTCGGCAAGGCGGCGTTATTTGGCATACCCAAGGCTCAGGAAAATCCCTCACCATGGTTATGCTCACCAGAGCCATGGCGCTTGATCCTCAGTTAATTAATCCGAGAATCATTCTGGTTACCGACAGAGATGACTTAGATAAACAGCTTGGCAACACCTTTGCTGCATGCGGTTTAAGTCGTGAACGTGCCACTTCTGGGCGTAATCTAGTTAAGCATCTCAAAGACAAAGTTGGCCTCATCACCACGCTGATTCATAAGTTTGAGAAGGGTTGGGTTGCAGAAAAGTTTGTCGATGAGTCACAGGATATATTTGTACTTGTCGATGAAAGCCATCGAACCAACTTTGGGTCGCTGGCAGCTAGGATGCGGCAAATGCTGCCTAACGCTTGTTTTCTTGGGTTTACCGGAACGCCTTTGCTTAAAAAGGAAAAAAATAATTTTGCCAAGTTCGGCGGCCTGATAGAGCCCCATTACACGATAAAACAAGCTGTAGCGGATGAAGCCGTATTGCCGCTGCTCTATGAAGGCAGACACATTGAAATGGAACAGAATCAGTCTGCTATCGATCTTTGGTTTGAACGCCATACGGCCGATTTGAGTAAAGAGCAAAAAGCCGACCTTAAAAAGAAATACGCTCGTGCTGAAATGCTTAATAAAGCAGATCAGGTCATCTATATGCGAGCTTTCGATATTAGTGAGCATTTTCGAGCCAACTGGCAAGGCACAGGCTTTAAAGCGCAACTCGTCGCGCCAGGAAAGCCTGCTGCGCTTAAATATCAAAAGTTTCTTCAAGAGATTGGTACGGTAACAACTGAAGTAGTCATTTCAGGGCCCGATACGCGGGAGGGTCATGAAGAGGTTGATGAAGGTCCTACAGACGAAGTCGGCAAGTTCTGGGAAAAAATGATGAAACGCTTTGGCTCAGAGGAAGAGTACACCAAGCAAGTCATCAATCAATTTAAACACGGTGATGACCCAGAAATATTGATCGTCGTGGATAAGCTTTTAACGGGGTTTGATGCACCTCGAAACACTGTCTTATATCTATGCAGAACGCTTAGAGAGCATACCCTTTTACAGGCAATTGCTCGGGTCAATCGACTTTACGAAGGCAAAGAGTTCGGATATATCGTCGACTATGCAAGCGTACTGGGTGAATTGGACGAAGCCCTTACCATGTATGAAGCATTCGAAGGGTTTGATGAGGATGATTTAGCGGGAACATTGACTTCAATAAATGAAGAAGTTTTCAAGTTGCCTCAACGTTATTCCGACTTATGGGATTTATTCAAGGAAGTTAAGAACTCGAAGGATGAAGAGGCCTATGAGGTCCTACTAGCAGATGACGAAGTGCGTGAGGAGTTTTATGAATGCTTATCGGCATTCAGTAAGTCGCTTGGCATCGCACTTTCATCTGAACAATTCATTATGAATTCAGATGAAAATAAACTGAAAAAATATAAGGATGACCTTAAGCGATTCCAGAACTTAAAAGCCGCAGTTAAGTTGAGATATGCCGAGGCTATTGATTACCGCGACTACGAGCCAAAGATCAAGAAATTACTGGACACCCATATTCAGGCGAATGAAGTAACTCAACTGAACGAGCCTGTTAATATTTTTGATGAGAAAATGTTTAATATGGTGAAAGAGGATCAGGGGGTTTATCAGACAAAAACAACCGCATCTAAAGCAGACACCATTGCACATGCTACCAAGCGTAGCATCTCAGAAAATATGGACGAAGATCCTGCCTTTTATGAAAAGTTTTCAAAGTTAATTCAGGAGGCCATTGATGACTTTAAGGCCAGAAGAATATCTGACCTTGAATACTTAAACCGTGTAATTGATATTCGCAATAAAGTCGCCACTAAGCAACATGACGATGTACCTGAGAATATTCGCGAGAACGATGAAGCTTGTGCTTATTTCGGCTTGGTCAAACCATTTTTCATGCTTTACGACATGGACGAGGATCAGATCGACACTATTGCTTCGGAAACTTCGCTTGCTATTCAGCGGATAATAGACGTTCATTGGAAGGTCGATTTTTGGGACGATTCTGACGTTCAAAAAACGGCAATGAATGATATCGATGATTATTTATATGATGAGGTGAAAGAGCAGCATGGCGTAGCTCTTAGCTTGGAACAGATGGATGAGATTATCGAAAAAACAATGCAAGTTGCTAAGCACAGGAGACATCATTGATGTCAGCAATGACATATTCTATTACATACGGAGGGGGAGAAATCCCCTTTCAAATATCCTTTTCTAAAAGAAAGTCACTAGAAATATCCGTTCATCCTGACAAATCCGTTTTTGTTAAAGCACCAGAAGGAACAGAAAGACTAGCGATTGAAGAGAAAGTTAAAAAACGCGCCCGCTGGATTAAACGCCAAATACGATACTTTGATCAGTTTGATCCCAGAACCCCCTCAAGAAAATACGTTAGTGGCGAAAGTCATTTATATTTAGGGAAAAAATACCGTCTGAAAATCGCGCAAGGTTCTGAAAACAACATTCTCTTGAAAAATGGTTTCTTCATGACCACCACAGATCGCAGCAAACCAGAGAATATTGAGGCGATTTTGAACGAATGGTACCGATCAAAAGCCAATCTTTATTTAACTAGATCTTTTGAGGAGTGCTGGGCAAAGTTCAAACTCAATGATGCTAGCAAGCCCACCGTGAAAATCATGAAGCTCAAAAAACGTTGGGGCAGTCTATCAAAAAACAAAACATTAACTCTAAATCTTGACCTTATAAAAGCTCCGAAAGAATGCATCGAGTACGTGATCATTCATGAGTTATGTCACTTAGTGCATCATAACCATAGTCCTGAATTCTATAGACTGCTTGAACGATCTTTGCCCGACTGGGTAAAACGTAAACACAAGCTTGAAATGGCGCTCATTTAAGCTACATATCTCATAGCTTCAGTGATTCTGCGACTTACCAATCCATTCAACTTCCGCCCACCAGCCCACACCCAGCGCATCAGTTGCGCTGGCACCTCGGCATGAGCTTGGCGATTCACCTTTCTTCGAAGAGTCGATCGCTGAAAAGCCCCAGACCCCAGGTTGAAAGTAAATGAAACCAACGCATCAAACTGGCCATCTGTTAATGGGACGTTCACCAAACGTAAGACCGCTCGTTCTGCTGATTCAACGTCCTTGCGCAATAGTTCTTCGGCTTCAGTCTCAGTGATTTCTGTAAAAGACTCGCTCGACCGGACCAAATGCCCATAACCGATGGTTGGGTATCCGGCGGGACAGATATAAACCGTCGAGCTAAAGCCTTCGAACCGCTTTATCAAGTCGATGCCATCTTGGGTGATGTGGCGCATATTACTGCCCCCTGGCCTTTGCCAAAGCTCGCTGACCAAACCAAAAGCTCATCACAGCTGCAAACAGTGCTTGTGTTTCTGGGTCCCAGATTTGCGGCAGAGCCACGACAAACTCCATACCTTGATCGACCATCAGCACATAAAGCGCACTGACTTTTACAGTGGTAAACAGCAGGAAGAAAGCGTAAGTGATTACCGGGCGCACAGAGGCTCGAAGCCCATCCACCCACCTTACTCCGGAAGGCTGGCTGTCGTGCTTTAGTAATGCGAGGCTTTCGTTGATATCCGCGTTGACGGTAATTTCTTCAAGCCTCTGGTTATGACCGAGGCGCATCTGCTCCATCTGTCGATCAAGAATCTGTAGCTCGTGTTTTCTGTCTTGTTTGTCCTGCCATATTTTCAGCAAGTCTGGAAAGGCACTGGAAATAAAACCAAGTAGGCTACCTAACAATGTGAGCATATTATTGTCCTCCGAACAGTTTCAATTTGATGGCGGCACCTAGCAGTAATGTGGCTAGAATGCCTGTAGTTGCGACTTTGATTACCGTTTGCCATGCAGTTCGCCTAGCATCTCTCCAGGCTTCCAATAGGTCCCTCAGCTCTCGAATATCACGTGCAGCATGACCGTTTTCTAAACCCAGATGTGCCAATACTCGTTCAGCCCCTCGCTCGGCAGCGTTATTCAAAAGGCTCTCAAATTCGTCTTTTGGCATGACGACCATGCCGTTCTCTTTTTCTTTGGCAGGCGCCATTTATGCTCTCCTAAAACAACAAAACCGCCTCAGGGGCGGTTTCAGAAATCAAAGTACTTGGTTAACTATTTGGGACTTCAGCATCACATCGGGTCTGCAGCCCACTCGCATCGAGCTGGTGCTCAACTCGAGTCAAAACCCACTCGCCGTTAACAGGGTCACGAATGCCGCCGACTCGAAGCTTGCCTTCCGCTTGAACCAATGGATTCCCAAGTAGCGTTAGTGACAAGGTAGCTGTACCTCGCATCAAGCTCTTCAACTTAGCGTTAGCAGCTACCGTTGCCTGCTGTGCATCACTGTAGGTATGACGTATCGAGAAGACAGGCTCACCATCACCAACGATGATGCTCTGTTTTTCAGCACTATTCGCATCGTGCCAGAAGGCTTTTACCGCTGAATATTTGCCACGCTCCGCCTGAGTAAATCGATGGCGTTGTACGTGGGTAGGTAACACTTCTAAAGTCTCAATTGCTTGTCCTGTCGCTGATCGGGCTTCGCCTTTTGGTACGAAAACTAAGTTACCGGCTACGGGCTTAGCAATGGCACCGTGTGCACGTGCAAGCCGTGTTAATAGGTGCAAATCAGATTCATCGGTTTGATCTAAATGTTCCAGTACAAACCGATCTAAGGCCTCCGAAATTTTCGGTTCTAACTCATGCTCTGCCGCAATCGCTCGCACTAAGTCACCCAAGCTCAGGTTATCCCAACTGCGTGATTTAGGCGCTTTCAATGACGCTCTCATATCGGCGGCTTTGGCTCGAATCGTCAATGTTTGAGGCGGTCCGGAATGTTCGATCTCATCAACGGTATACACACCCATAGCGACGAGATTATCTTTGGTGTCGCCCAGCGATACGAGCAGTTCTGCACCATGGGCAGGCCATTCAATAACAGCATCTCGATCATCCAGCTGGATCTCCAATGTGTCGGATTGGGTACCGGATTCATCGGTGAGTCGAAGGGATAACAAACGATCGCGAATCACCTCTGTAATATCTTGCGCATCAGCAACGATTCGAAAGTCAGGCTGCACATTTCACTCCATCTAAATCTTTG